TAGTTTTAATTAATAATTCAATATTAGGAAATTCTATAGATAATATAAAAAATGCTAATATTAACGTTTGTAAGTTTTTTTTATTAGTAAAATCAGCTATTGTATAAAAAACAAATCTCGTGTTTTGTCTCTTATTTTTTTCTTTATATGCACTAACCATAGACAGATCCAAAAATTCTGGAACTATCTTAATTTTATTTTCTTCTATTCCCCAGCTTATCACTTCTTCTCTTGATACTGTTGAACCAACCCATATTTCATCCATATTATGGGTATATTCGTACATATCTTGACCATATCCAATTTTATCTATTGGAATAATAGCAATATTTTTATATTTATTTATATGATATAATTGGTGAGGATATGCGTGTTGAATAATAGTATCATATTGATAAATATTTTTTTCACATTGAAATATTACAGGATCTATTTCCTGATTAATTATTGGCTTAATAGTATTGAATAATGGGCGACAAGTAACATTATAATTTGCTTTAACCAAAGCCTGTATATATTTTCTGGATGCATTACCAATACCGGTAAATTCTCTATATGGACCAATAAATAATATATTGTTCATTATCATGATAAGAAATCATCAGTTAATTTAATTTCTCCCGATCTTACTTTTTCACAAAAAACTTTATTATTAAGAAATATCTCTAATGCCTTAACTATTTCTTGTCGTGCTTGAGGATTATTTTTAACATTTACTATATCAACAGATTCATTTAGTGAACGAATAAGATTTTGACTAAAATATGTATTAAGTAGATTTGGTTCGCATATAATATCTGAAATAATAAATTCTATAAATTGTCTATCTGACAGATTATCTGGAACTGGTTTTGTGGCATTTGTTATCATGGGCTTAGACCAAATATTTTCATCAATATCTATACTATCAAATATATCCATAATTATATTTGTTGTCATGTCCCAACTATAGTTTTGCACCAATAATTCTCTGGTCATTTTTTGCATATCAAGTTTTTCTTTCTTGGACTTATTCATCCAATTGAGAATTTCTGATACTAGATGATCATTATCTGGAGTAGCTCTATCAGAACCTGTTTCTAGCTCTGTTGCTAATAAATTATTAATTTTTACCCCATTAACTTTTGAGACTATTTCTTCCATGCCGCTATAATTAACAGAGAAGAGTGGAATTCCACAAGAAGCCGCTTCTAATTGAGGTATTCCTAAACCTTCACAAATAGCATATTGTACATAAATATCAAATAAATTATATATGTCGCATAGCTGTGTGTTATTAACGCCAATAGAGACATTAGGAAATATTGATAATCCATTATCACATGTTGGAGATAGTATTTTTGGCCCTTTGTATTTTGATACGAATATATTATTATCTGTTACTGAATAATATGTAAATAATACATTATTCTCTACTCCGTGCTCTTGTAATAGTTCTGGTATAGGCCATCCCGCCTTTTCAGGATAGGATGTGTGTAGATATAAATATATATTATGATTATTTGTTGTATCAATTAATTTTCTTAATACTTTAAATAATTCGGCAATAAGCTTTCTCTTTTGATTACGCATAACAGATCCGATAATTATAGAATCTGGCGGCAAGCCATACTTAGACTTATGATAGGTTTTTGTATGGTTAATTGGTTGAAAAACTTGTGTATCTACAGAATCTGTAATGCATGGCCCGATGTTAATTTTTCTATTTAATGACCGCAAATAATTTCCTGCCCAATCAGTATGGGTTAATACTATATCGGCATTTTCAAATGTTTTCAGCCATTCTGTTTTTTGTGGTATAGAATCTATAGTGGGGGCTATTATCCATTTAAAATATGGTCTTAAACAAGACACTTCTTGGTATGAGAACATCCAATAGTCTCTAATATCAAATACTATATCTGGCTTAAAATCTAATAATACTTTTTCAAATCTCCATTGGCCAAACTGATTTAATGGATGATTATTATATACGTCTACGTTTGGTTTATCGTCATCTTTAGGAGCATTTGGATATACTTTCCAAGGAACATTAGCTTTTGATCCATCTTTAAGATAGCAAGCCAATTCTGCTAATTCATATTTATTACTTTTGCTGAGTCTTGATAAGACTTCTTGTGTATATCTTCCAAAACCAGAATTAACGGTGTGTGACTCTGCACACATTAGTACTCTTTTTTTTCTCATAGTATTATCTTTTTATTATAGTAATATAAAATAAGGGGCATTGCTGCCCCTCATCTTATATATTAACTTACTAATTTATCAACATCAAAACGCAACAGATGATTCGGCAGCTACAGTGTCCTTCTTATATACTCTTGTAACCTTGGCAAAATTATTTACTCTAACCTTTAGAGTTGAATGCTTTACGCCGTCCTTTTCCCAAGAATCATTTCTTAGGCTTCCTTCAATCATAACAAGGTCACCCTTCTTGAATGAAGAACCAATAACTTCTGCTCCGCTATCCCATGCTTCGCACTGAATGTAGGATACAATCTTATCCTTTGTTCCATTTGCTCTAGTAAAATCCTTTGATACGGCAACTGTAAAAGAAACTACAGATGTTTGCTTTTCAGCACCGCTAACAACTCGTAGTTCAGGATCCCTTGTTAAATTTCCCTTTAAAATTACAATATTCATAAGCAAGCTCCTTTGAAGTTAAAACAAAAAATTATCAACACTCATATTATATTAGAAACGCGATCCAAGTCAAGACTATACCAAAAAACATTTTTTAGCAATAATCGAGTTGTTCTTGGTGTTTTTTTGACCATTAAACATCAACACTCTGCCTTCTAGTAATAGTTCTTTATATTTAGAAAAATCATCAGGAAACATTACCACAGAGTCTAAACTTCCTACGCCATCAGAAAGTCTGAGAAAACACATCTCTTGTCCTGGGGTTTTTCCTCTTTTAGTTATAATAACACTCATGTTATCTATTTCTGCTATTAGGAAAAATTGTTTATTTTCAGGAAACGATTTAATATTTTTACAATCCGTATTTGCGTATGATGAATCATAAAAATCTGTTTTGGCATATGAAATGGAAACACCAAGTATATCTCTTTCATTATTTGAAAGCCATTCTGGATCATCATTAAGCACGTATGATGGATCCTCTAATTGATTTAGTATGCTTAAGATTTTTGAATGTCTATTTTTAGATATTTTACTATTTGATAGTAATAATCTAATTATATCGCAAGAGTTTTTAACGGGATTAGTTTGTAGAATATCTAAACATTTATTGGTCTCTTTGTCTGTTAATTCTAATATTAGATTTAATTCAAATAGCATTTTATTTCTTGAAATTTTCAAATAATCTAATGCTCCTGATAATATCATTGCTTTGGCTGATGAAGAATTAATATTAACTAATACTTTTAGCATTGTATTTGGCCAGTCCAAAGATGCCAAATCTAAATTTTCTGTAATTGATAATATTTTCTGATAAACTGAGTCTCCCAATCCTTTGATATTGGTTAGTCCAAAATATATCTTTCCGTCTATGATAGCAAAATCTTTATTTTTATATTTTAGCTGTGGACCAAAAACATGAACATCCATATCTTTGGCATTACTAATAAGTTCTAAGATTTCCAATTGTGGATCTATTTTATCTTTAGCTAATCTCAAATACGAAAGAAAAAAAATAGTTGGAAAATGAGTTTTAGCAAAAGCTGATATATAAGCATTGATCGCATAACTTACGGCATGGCTTTTATTAAAAGAATATCTTTGACTTTTTTCTATCCATCCGAAAATTTGTTCGGCTTCATCTGATGATACCATCCCAATATTTTTCGCACCATTTAAAAATTTGGTTTTAATTTTAGCCATTTCTTCTGGTTTCTTTTTACCAATAGCTTTTCGTAACATATCAGCTTCTTGTAAATTAAACCCGGCTATATCTTTTGCTATTTCCATTGCTTGTTCTTGATATACCATCTCCCCATAAGTATTTTTTAATATGGGTTCCAAAGAACTATGGAAATAATCTATGGATTCATTACCATTTTTTCTATCTATATAATGATATGATACGCTTTTGCCGTCTCTATATGCTTCCAAACATCCTGGTCTTAAAATACTAATTAACGCTGACAATTCTTCAATATTTGTAGGCTTGAGTTTTTTACTCATAGCCTGCCCCAATCTGCTTTCTAATTGAAAGCATCCTTTTGTATTACCATCAGAAATCAAGTCCCAAGTTTTTTGACAATCAAAATTGATATTATGTATATCAAAATTAATAGATGTTTTCGCCTGATCCAGATCTTCCGTTTTAAATACGCATCCGCACTCAAACTTTATCATTTAAAAAAGCGTCCTTAAACATAATTTTATCAGATAAATTCCTATGTAGCCTCATAAATCTGAGCAAAATTTTTGCACAATCTTTTACATCCTTAAGAGCATCGTGTGCTCCATCTTTTGAAATTCCCATATAATCTCTTATAGTATCAAGAGAATAGTTTTTAATATTTATATTTTCAAACCAATAAAATACTAAATTCATTATATCCAACACATCTCTTGGATAGAATAAAGTTGAAATATTTTCTTTAGCGTCAACATTCTTATATTTTTCACTAAGTCGCTGTATGATCTTTAAATCAAATCTATTAATATTATAACCAGCTGCTATGGGTGCCGAAAATATACTTTTTTTCTTATATCCAAAACAATTATATTTTTCAAGATAACTCACAAAAGCCTTCCATGAAACTTCTTGAGACGGATATTTATTCCATGCAGAGTATATTTCTTCTTGAGAACACCCCTTAACTTTGGAATGAAACTCGATTATATCTGTTTCATATTTATAATTAGCATTATTTTCCATAATTTCTGGTTTAAAAAAAGCATTAAACTCAGAACCTGGAACAATTTCTAGTTTTACAGGATCTATAATTAGAGCGGCCAATTGTACTGGACTACATACTAATGGATTTGACCCATCAGTTTCAAAGTCAAAAACACAGATTTTTTTTGTCAACATATTTTATTGTACTTTTTCTACTTCGTCTAATGGCTTAAGTGCAATCTTCTGTCCTGTAGTAATAATCTGACAGTTATCTTTGATTTTACAACAACTTATTCTCATTTCTGGAGTTTTTATATACTCCTGATTATTATAGATAAATTTTTCTCCAACTGCTACCTCATGAAATTTCATTTGAAACCCCTTTCTTTAAATATTCTGATATATACATGATTTTATCCAACATGGCAACACCAAGAATATCAAATTTTACAACTCCAATACTTTCCAAATCTTCCATCTCCATACCCGCTATTCTGGTTTTTGTTTTAGTGTCATACACCATGGGACATATACTGGACAAATTGGTATCCGCTATAACAACACCAGCAGCGTGTTTTGATTGATTAACCTTGGTTCCCTCTAATCTAATAGCCTGCTCAAACCTCTTGGCAAGAGGACCCTGAAATTGACCAGTATCATCAATATAACACCATTCTTTTAGTTTGTCTGGTTGGTTTTCTAAAGCCCATCGAATAATAGATGACTCTCCGGTTTCATCTTTCATTTCTTGTAATTCGTCAGCTATTTTTGCTTCGTCTGGTATATTTTTAGTAATGTTATTCATTTCTTCAAAACCTATATTACCATATACTCTTAAAACATCTTTAATAGCACCTCTTCCCTTTATTGTATTGAAAGTAACCATTTGTGAAACCTGACTTTCACCATATTTAGTTTTAATATATGAAATAATATCTTCTCTTTTTTCAATCGGAACGTCAACATCAATATCTGGCATACTTACTCTATCAGCAGTATTACGCCCAGAATTATAGAATCTATCAAATAATAAACTATATTTAATAGGATCAATATTAGTAATACCAATAAGATAAGAAACTAAACATCCAGCAGCACTACCTCGTCCTGGACCTGGAAGCCACTTGTTGTCTCTAACATGGTTCACAATATCTTGTACTATTAAAAAGTAACTGCTAAGACCAGCGCCTTGTAAAATATCTAATTCATATTTAATTCTATCTACATAAATACCTTGTTGTTCTTTCGAAATATTATTTTGTATTTTGTCTCTCCATCCCCTTCTACATAATTCTCTTAAAAATTCATCTGGGGCTTCACATCCAAATGGAGGCAGTCTTGGTTTACTTTCTATATCATAGTCTTGACACATTTCTGATACGAGTATAGTATTCTCAATTTCTTCTTCTGTGTGCAAAGCATTAATTTCTTCCTGAGATAAAATATGGTAATTATCAGAAGTAAAGAAACAACCCATTGGTATATCTTGATTTTGATTAATCTTCTTACTAATTTCTGGCATTGTGGTTTTTAGATTATTGCACAATAATATTCTTTGATCAGAAGCGTCCTCTTTGTTTGCGTAATGAGCATCAGGAGTACAGATTATTTTTGTTTGTGTAAATTGACCTAAAGCTCTTACTACTTCTGTTAATTTCTTTTGTATGGGTAGATTTTCTTGATCCATTAATTGAGCTTCTAAGAATAAATTTTCTGGCCCAAATATATCTTTAAGTTGAGCAATTAATTTAGTTCCTATATTTTTCCAATCAGGCATAATTTGATCATTTTCTGTAATTTTATCGGCTAACAATGAGCCAAGATGGCCACAAATACCTATCAGATTGCCGTCACAGAATCGCTCCAGATTGTTTAAATCAATCCTAGGCTTGTGATAATAAAAGTCTGGTCTGTTGGATTCAGAAACTAGATTTATTAAATTTTGCCAGCCCTTTTGGTTTTTGGCCAATACAATAAAATGACTAAGTTCTTTGTTTGATTTATCTTTTAATGATGCATCTTCTGAAATATATAATTCGCAACCTAGTATGGGTTTTATACCGGCCTTTTTCATGACTTTATGAAATTTGATAGCTCCAGCTATATTACCATGATCAGTTAAAGCACAAGCTGTTGATCCAATTTCCAAACACCTATTTGCTATTTGTTGAGGCTTAGAAAGCCCATCCAATAGACTATACATTGAATGACAATGTAGAGGGTTATATGATTTCATTCTATTGCACCAGGAGCCTTATATTTACCAAATGAATGACCTTCTTTTTTATATTCTGATACCACTGTATTAATACCTTTAATTTCTATATCATGTTTTATTTGTTCGCATTTTGTCATAGGATAATCTTTATTACAAACTTGGTTATCTCGATATTCAATAATGGGTAAAACTTTAGAATCATTTTCAAATGTTGTTTTTCCAAAATGACATAACTTATTGCACATCCATGTTTTGTGTAGTTTCGGTTTTTTTGTTTTTTTAATAATTTCAAATTTTGATTGTAACATTTTTTCAGTTTTTGCTAAGTCACTCTTATCAAATAAGATAGAAAAAGGACCACCATCATTTATAAAATAAATTGTCACAATAACATAATCATATTTTGGAAATAAATGACTCACAGCATAATGATAAATCATCAATTGTGGATCGCTTTGTAGTTTTTCCTGTGTCTTTTCTTGTCCAGTAGCCCAATCCAGTCTTTTTCCTGTTTTCCAATCTACGATTTCTAATGTATTATCGCTGACCTCTGTGATCAAGTCAATAGTTCCTTTAATAGCAAGGTGTCCTTCTAGCAAACCTTCATCTGTGGAATATGAATATTTAGACCATGGTTTTTTGATTTCTATATCAAAATGTTGCTCAGGACATATAATCTGACGATTTCTAGGATCGAATGAGCCATTATTAAATTCTATAGCTTTATAAGCCCATGTTCTACAGTCCTGAAAGTCTTTCTTTTCCCAAGAATGATGAGAAAATTCTTTTGTATAATAGTTATAGGTTTGTTCTATTAGAGTATCTAAATCATAATTTGATACATTAATTTTTCCAACAATATCATCATCTACAAATAATATTTTATCTTGCTGGGCTTTTTTAATTACAGCTAGTAATTCAAGAACTTTATGACAAATAGTACCTTTATCAGCTTTCTTATTAGATTGTCCACGAATACCCAACACATATTCTATAAAATATTGTTGTTCACACATATTGTGAGTATTATATGATGAACTACGGAAATATGTAATTATGATGGTATCACCCCTTTATTCTTTAAGGATTTAATTATGGTATCAATCTGTTCTGATATTGTCATAGAATCATTATGAACAACCAAATCAAAATTTGAATAGTCATAATTATTTTCATCTAATGCTGTTTCACTTTCGTGATCAGAATGATAGGGATTTCTCATTAGTTTAATAACGATACCACCAGCATTTTTTATAGCATTAACTTCATTTGGAAATCTGCAATCGGCTATAATGGCTACACTGGGTTTATCTATCATAATTTTATTTATTGTGGCATCAGCCCAAATATTATTTTGCATCTTTCTAAAGATATTTGTGCCAACAAATTGCATAACTTCTCTGGCTGTTAATTGCTTATCTTCCCACCAACAGTTTACTAATTCATTTTTCTGTTGGTCAGATCCGTAACATTGGTCATACGTCATTCCTAAAATATTTATACATATATCTTTCTTTAGTGGATCGGCAAAATTATAAACTTTACCACCATTAAATGGTTCAATTAAACCATTAGTATAATTTAATACAGCTTCAGAACATGTAGTTTTTCCAGATTGTTTTCGTCCAGCAAAAGCTATTATCTTTGTCATATTTTATTCTTTATTTCTGTTTCTATTTCGTCTAGTGTCATTTCCGCAACATCGGGTTTGGTTATTGTTAAATTAATGATATTATAAGTATTTTTACATTTTGTATAAATTATTTCTGCTGCTTTTTTACCAGCGTTATCATTATCCATAATACTTATTATAGTCATAGCTCCTGATCCATCCAATATAATTTTTTGTCTATCGCTTAATGACGAACCAAACATTGCTACACTATTATGAATTCCTGCTTGTTCTAATTTCCATACATTTCCTGGGCTTTCCACAAGTATAACCTTGCCAGTATCTAGTATATGTTTTTTAGCAAACCAGAAATTGTAAAGGTGGTTTTGACTTTTAAAGTCTTGATTATGTTTCCATTTTGGATATTTCCATCCTTCTGAGTCAGATGGACAATTGTTATTGTGATAATACCCACATTTGTCACATTTATCAAAGATACTACGTCCGGTACAACCAACTAAAAATTTGTAATCGTTATCATAAATAGGTACAACAGCCCTATTATACATTTCTTTATTAGATTTATTACATATTCCAACATCATATTTTTCTAATATTTCTGGATCAAAACCCCTATTTATAAAATAATCACAAGGATATTCTAAAGATTTTCTAACTTGTGATCTAGTTATTAATTGCTTTGGATTTTCTGTTTTTGTAATTATATTATTTACAACGTTAGTAAAATTACTTTTTTCTATTTCATGTTTGGATATTTTAATCTTGTGTACTTCTTGTTTTAAGAAAGCCTCAACAAATTCTATGGTTTCTTCAAAAGAAGCAACATCATCGCCTTCTGTTACCCAACCATAATTCTTATTAGACAGAACACCTCTAATAAATCCTATAATTGATCCTTTAAAAATCTTTTCACACCCATGAGTTCTGCATTTCCAGTTACCTCTATATGATTCTCCTTCTGGATATAAATTAAATGCTGATGGATTATCTCCATCGTGGATTGGGCAACTTCCAGAAATCATTTTACCATTATGTTTTAAATGATCTATAGACAATGTCTGTATTAGATCATCTATATTATCACATAATTTATCACAAATAACTTTAAGCTGTTTTTGATTATACAAACGGGATGTTTTCTTCTGTGTTATCATCTTCTACAACAAATGTATTTTTGTTACTCTTTTTTTGTCCTGTATTATTAGAAATTTCTAACTTTGTTCTTCCTTCTGTAATTTTAGCACACCAGCCTTTCATATGACAATTAATATAATCATTGTCATCTAATCCTCCACCATGTCTACTAATTAATGGTACTAATTTACGATTACCTTCAGACGGTCCATCCTCTGCTATTTCTTCATCACTTTTTCGTTTAAAAATAGTGAAATTACTACATAACCAAATGATTCTGTCTGATCCACTTGCTGTGTCAGTACTTTCCTTGGTTATGCCGTCTCTATTTAATTGAATAAAAGCAACTATTGGTACTTGATATCTAACAGCAAAATTATGCAGACTAGTCATCATGAAACCCAACAATTGGTATTCTTTTAAATCTTGACTAATACCAGCACTATCCATTAGTTTTAAATAATCATAAAATATTACGCATTCTTTGGCTGTCCCATCATCGTTTAATCCTACTTCTTTTACTAGCCATCGTCTCATTATGGCTAATTGATCTTCAAATGGCTTACCAGCTATACTTTTATGATATATCTTTAATGACTTCAGTGTATTTGCAGCATTAACAATTTTATTTTTTTTGTCTGGAGAATCTGCAAACTTACCAGTTTCAATACTGTTAATTTCTGTCTCACTCATCATCGCTAAAATTCTATGAATATGGTCTTGTTTATTCATTTCGGTATCCATATTTAAAATTGGAATACCAAGACTAGCGACATTAGTACCTATATTATCAGATAATAATGTTTTACCAGTTTTGGGTCTAGCGGCGATGACGTTCACAGTTCCTCGTCTTAATCCACCACCAATTGATTGGTCGTATACAGGAAATCCTGTTGGGATACCAACTTGGTCAACTTTATTCTTTTCTAAGTTTTCAATGTATTCATCTAGATTGTTTCCAATTTTTTCTGGTGAAGAATCAACATCATTTAGTAAAGATGTGAAATTAAAAACAGTATCCTCGGCTAGTCCTATAATTGAAGATATTGATTCACTACCATTGATTTCTAATATTTTATCCTGTGCTTTTTCTAATTGATCCCTTAATAGTCTTGCTATTTCTAGTTTACGAATTTTAGCCGCAAATTTTGGTATATTTTCTTGATTAACAGGAAAATCTAATACCGCCCTAAGATGTTGAGCTTCTTCTTTTTTAGATAATATGTGAGAAACACCAAGTTCTTGAGCAACAGAATATATTGATGCAAGATCTATGCTTGATGGACTATCCTTACCACACAGATCTTTTAAGCACTTATATAAGATTTTATTACTATCAACAGTAAAAGAAGATTCTTGTAGGATATCTGCTATATCCAAGTAAACTTCTTCACCAAATCTACATATTCCTGCTAGAACTGCTCTTTCAGCAGAAGGGTCTGATAATATCATCGGTATTTATTCACCTGCCATAGTTGAACATTTGTTACACTTATATCTATCCGTAGAATCTGGCAAAAGGACAGGATTGATTTTTTCGTCTTTACCACAAGATCTACACTTAACATCAACAGTTTCAAACTGTCTGGTTCTTGGGCTTGGAGGATGAACGGATAATTTCTTATCTATTAAAGAATCACTTTTGTGCATACTAGATTCGGCCATGTCATCAAATTTATTATAATGTTCAGCTTTTAATTTTCTTGTTTTGGTTTTTATATTATGATCAGGAACTTTTGGTTCATCATTAGTAGATGGTTGTGTATTTTGATCCTTTGGTAATAAATTTTGTAGAACAGCAATTAATTGTTTAATTTGTTCTGGATCACCTAAATTAAGTTCCATGATGTTTTACCTTTGTTTTTTGAATAGAAATTAATATATCTGATAGATTTTTTACAGAGGACGCTATATAACTTAATCTGTCTGATCTTTGTTTTGCATATTTTTTAATTTTATTAAGAGCACTAGCTTTATCGTTATGTTTTATTGCTTGTGTGGATTTCTCTATGTATCCGTATCCTTTATAATTATTAATATCGTCCGCTATTGTTTCTTTGATGGTTTCTTCTGCCCAGTTTAATCTTGCGAGTTCTCTATTTAAAGATCTTTGTATATGAAAAGCAAACTGAGCTAATCTATATGCTATTTGAGAACAATCTTCTGGTGTTAGTTTTTCTATATGGTCCCTATCCATTGTTAAATATTTATTAATTTCTTGTTCACTAATTACCTCACTAATATAGTTTGGTAATCCAAGATTTTTCTCATATTCATCTAAGATACTATCCCAATAGTTAATTTGTTCATTAGAGCTTTTATTTGTAGTAGTATTATTCATTTTTTATCTTACTCTTCCATTGTTCTATATCTTCATTAAATGGTAGTTCTATATATTCTATTCCATTAATATTGCACCATTCGGCTTTTTCTTGATCCCTTTTTTTATGTTTAATAAATCCTAGTAAATTATGATGATAAAACCTAGTAAATGTATAGTGCTGTTCTCCATGAACTTCAATACATTTTTTATTTAATGGCAAATAAAAGTCTAAATATAATGTTTCTGATCGTCTGACTTGAATTGGTATTTCTTCTAATACTTGAAATGTTGGAAAGCACTCATGTATTAAATCTCTAGCTTTCAAGTGTAGGCTTGATTTATTTTTTAAAGATCCATGAGATATTCCACCAATTAGTTGCCAATGAGAAAAATTACCATCCAAATCTTTTACTTGCATTTGATACCCATTGTTTCGTTTACCTTCTCCAATAGAGTATCATATATTTTGGGATTGTCAACAAGGTACTGTCTGGCTTTTTCTAAGCCTTGAAATTTGGGCTTGTCTTCAACAATAGTCATTGTATACCAAGCACCGCCCTTATTGATTAAACCAAGATCAACAGCTAAATTTAAAAGCTCCATTTGCTTATCAATACCAGTACCATATCTTATATAACTAGTAATAGATCCTCCTGGTGGTCCTAATGCAGAACATAAAACCTCCCACTCAACTTCCTGACCTATTTGTGGACTATCATCAGATAAATTCCATTTCTTAAAAAATTTAGCTTTAAGCTTTATATCTGTTTGATAAGCGATAGCTTGTCCACTCTTTTCTTTCCATTCAACATTACCGTATCCGGGATTTCCCATTAAGTGAGTAATTCCAATAACTATATTTTTATTAACCGGAATAACATTAGCAACCTTACGACAAAACTTAGCTAATAACTTTGCTCCATCTGCTCTTTGCATTTTATTCATATCACTAGTAATTTCAGCTTCTGTACAGAGTGCAGAATATGAGTCTATAATAAGTATTGATCCTGGTAGTTCATTAATAATGCGTTCTGCTATTTGTAAATACTCTTCGGCGTGTAAAATTTTACCTTCCTGAGATCCTACTATATGAAATTTCTCAAGATTTAATCCTGGTATTCCTTCTAAGTCTCGCTTCTTCAATCTACCTTCGATGTTCAGGTAATACACTTCTCTACCGTCTTTAAAAGAACCATATGCATATTCTGGTTTTTGTGCCGTAGCACAGAAGTCCAATGAGGTTGTTGTTTTGCCACATTTTGGTTGTCCTGTTAATATAACAAAACTACCTTCAGGAATACCACCGTTTAAAACAATATCTAATGATGGACTAACAGGTATAGTTAATAACTGTTTATCCATTACTGAACTAGCAGTAATTAAGATATTATCTCCAAAATTTTTCTTAACATCCTCTTT